CCGGGTGATACTATTGTTGGCGTTCTGTCAATCAATACATTTGATGTAGAAATTGACATCCCATTTAACGCACCGCTAACCGCCGCATTGTTAATAATTGTCATTAGGTGCGCCCTTCAGTTTGTGCTTTGTTTATCCAGTTTGCCAATGCTTGCCCTATTTCGTCACCATCTGGAACAGTTAAATTAAATGTTGTTTGCCCGGTATCAGTTGTATCTGTAAATTCAAGCGATGATGTTTCCGGCTGAAAATCTAGTTGCTGTGGAGTTGCTCCAGAACTAGAGCCACCGCTCGCGCTACTTGTTTGTCCTCCACCTTTAGATGCGCTTAATGCATTAGATAATTGAACCAAACCAGTTGCTGCAAGAACCGCGACATTGCCATAATCAAACGGGTTTATTGAAAGGCTTTTCATTATAGCTGTTGCCGTATCGGCAACTATTAATCCAGCAGCAACAAGTTTGTTGTCACCAAATAATGCAGAGTTAAGTATTTGAGCAGATTTGACATAGCCTTGGAGGTTAGTTAGTTTTTGATCATAAGTAAGACTATCTTGCTTCACTTCGCCTTTCGCCGCCTTAGTGCCTTTTGTTATATGTATTTCTAGTGCTTTGTTAGACTTACCTAAAAGGATCTCAATCTTTTCAGCAGCAAGCGCCATTCGCTCCTCTACAGTTTCAGCAAAGGTGTCGCTGCCCTCTGTTAAATCTGCAAAAGCTGCCTTTCCTATTTCTATTATGTTTCCAAAACCTACAGCCACAACGTCAGCAAAATTTATAAAAGTTGTTCCTGCCGTTGATAACCATTGTATTAATGTTATTATCTCATTTGAGTATTCAGCGACTAATTGACGGCTTTCTGATGAGAATGTTTGGCCCAACTTGTTAAATTCCTCGCCAACCTTTTTAATTTTGTCTATTTCTTCTTGGGTTAAGACTGCGCCAAGTGCGACAAATTCTTCAGTTAAGTCATTTAAGCCTTTCGCGTTATCTCTAAGTAATGGTATTAAATCTGTAGCATCACTAGCAACACCTTCTAGCGCAAAGCTCATTTGATTTGATGAAATGCCTGCCGCTTCCATCTGCCTTACCATTTCCTGTAGAACTGCTGGGCCACTCATGGTTTGAAACTCTGCGGCAAGCTCTCTAGCTTCTGCCTTTCCAATTCTCATAACATCAATAAAATCTACAAATCCACCGCCACCTGTAGCCATGAACTCACCTATCTTTTCGTTAGTGTCTTTGGATATATCGCCTAGTTTTTCTATTGATATGCCAACAGTGTTAGATGCAAATGCTAGCGCCTGCATTCTTTCTACAGTTTCACCGGCGCGTACAGATGCCACCTCTAACTCTCTAGCAAATTGTGCGGACGCTATTGATAAGGACGCTATTGCAGCGCCAGCTATTGCAGCAGACGCGACAGCGGCCTTGCCTATTTTAGATAAGGAGTGATCAACGCGCTTAGTTGAATCATCTAGCCGATCCATTCTGTTTTCTGTGCTTTTTAGCTTAGAATCAAGCTTTGAGGTTTTAGCATCAAGCTCTATTATTAATTTCTCGCTAGCCATTGCTTTGATGCCCCGTTTTTAACACGCTCATAATTGAGCATTAAAGATAAATCAGCGTTAGTGTTTTTTGCATCAACAAGGTTTTTTATTTCTACAAAATCCAAACCCCAAACCTCAGACGGAGGTATTTTAATTTCACTGGTGCAGTATTTCCACCACGCCCAATAATTAAATTTACTTAATTTATTTTCTGTTGCGTATCGTCCGAGGTATCCGTCTTTTTTACGCCTATCTCCTTGCTGAAGTAGTCGTTGATTTGCAGGGCAGCATCTAACATTACCAAAGGCCATGGCTCGCTCAACCCATCATCGTTGTCTGTAGCCATCCAGCTAACTCTGAATGTTGCATCTTCAATTTCTGCAAGTGGAATATTTTTATTCTCTTGTGAAATAATTGAGTGTAATGCCTTGCAAGCTACATCCCTTGTATATATCTCACTGAAATAAACGAGCCTATCCATCAAAGACATTTCCATTGTTTTTGAGCATGCCGCTATGTATTTCATAAATACCGTTTGCAAGTCAAAACCTGTTTGGTCAAAAAAAACTTTACAGGCTTTAAGACTAAGTTTAAACGGGTATTCTTTGTAGCAAAGCTTAATCATTATTTAAGCCGCTGGAACGTGTGTAACAACGCCAGATGATAAAAATGTAATAGTGCTTGATACTTTATCACCATACGGGATCGCATCACTCAAGCCATTAGGAACCATTGTTGCGCTAAAAGATTCATCAGTAGTTGCTCCAGACCCAACATATGTGATCGTGTAAGTGTCTTGTGTACCAACTAGAGAATCGGCGCGAACCTTTCTGAATTGAGTGTCGTTATTATAAATAAGCGTTCCTGAAAACTGAACTTGCTTACCTGATAATTCACCGTTTAAAAGCGAAACGTGATCGCCTGCCGATTTATTACTTATATCAATCGGTGATCCGTTATATGTGAGTGTCGTCTCCATTTGACCAACAATAGCCCCAGTGCCGTTTTCAATTACTGTATTTGTACCATTAATTTCGTTAGCCATTTTTCCTACCCTCTATTACTGAATGTTAAATAATTAATTGAAATATCCCGTTTAAACCATGCCTCATTTTCTGAGCCTGAATTAACCGTTGATTCTAAAATTTGCACCTTCTGCCCATTATACACCGTTACTGTGTTGTAAACAAAGCCAGTGGTGATACTGTCAATAATCTGTAATTGAGTATTGTCGTAATCGTCGCTGTTTAGTTTTACAAATACGCTAACCTGAAATATTCCGCGCTGGTCATTACTTGAAGCTGAAGTTTTACCCATTATTTCAGATGTTGCTGGTATAAAATAGCCAGCAACAAACTTGCTTTTTCCTTTCGGATCAAAGTCGCTGTTTTCATAGCTAATGTCAGCCGCAGTTATTCCAGTTATTGACGTATTTATCAACCGCTGGATCAATGCTTGTCTTGTGTTATAGTAACTCATAGTGACCTTATTTTTTTAGCCATGGCTTTTAGTGCCTTTCTAGCCCACCCGCTTGGCGCTTGCTTGCTAAATCCGCCAGCCGTTTTAGTTCCTTTGCTTGGGTTAGGGTAGCCGCCATACTCAAGCGTTTCTATGTATGGTAGGTTGTTAGTAAAAAGTATTTTTTTATTTAAGATATTTAGCGGCATATTGCCGAGCTGTGTAAATGAGCTTAACCCGCTATCTGATTTTGATGATGTTACCTCTCCTGATGGTGATGATATCGATAAAAACCAATTGTTCCTAGCTCGACCCTCATCAACCGGTGTTTTTTTTATCAGTGCAGTTAAACCACTAAAATAAACGCCCCTGATATCTTTGTTAGCATTGGCCTTAGCTTGATCCATTGCCTGCTGTACATTTTCACGACCAATTAACGGCATTATTATTGCTGCCTGCATTGTGAAATATAAACAAGTGGCTCTGATGCGGGTGCGCGAACGTCAACAGCCACCACCACGTAATCAGTTGCGCCCTGTCTGATTATATCATTTTGAGACACAGCAACGTCAGAATTGCTTACAAGTTGTCTGTCACCCGCTTGTATATTTATATCAGTCAAAAATTTGTCATATGATTTGAATATGGCATTAACTAACAATGTTGTTGATTCTGTAACCGCTGGAGCAAGTGGTGTTCCTGTGTTAGTTTTTACGACTAAATAAACAGGCTCACTTGTAGAAGATCCAGTTTTATTGATCGCCTTGGCTAACCCGCTTTTTATTTTTGCCTGTATATTTTCAGCGCTCATTACACGCGAACCATAATATTGTCTGATCCGTTATTAACTAGAAGTGGATCAAGATAAGCATCAGCCCTATCTGTTCTGACCTGCTCCCAACTTCCACCGCCATGATATGATTCTGAGTAAACACCATCAACGCTGAATGATGCCAGGTTTTGAGTTGTGCCAGTTACCAACAACGCCGATTTATTTGACTGAACCGCTAATTCCATTTGCGCTTTTTTTAGATTGCTTGGGATCGCGTCTGTATTCACAAACACCTTTTCTTGGATACATTAAATCTTGAGTGGCATTAATTCGCTCGCCTTTCATGTTTTGTTCTTTGCTGAATAAATAATCTACTGCAAGAATTAGCAATGAATCGCGCTCGGCTTCTGTCGCGGGTAAAACAAATCCCCTAGCGGTTGCGTATGTTTGTAATTCAGCATCAGTAACAAAACTGTTAGCGCCTGTGACTATTGTGCCATCTTCAATTATTAGTGCCATTTTATGGGTTCTCGTTAAAAATTAATGAATAAACACCAAGCGCCGTACCTGATCCGCCCAGCTTTGAAAATGACAAATAATAAGTGCCAGCCGCCAATCCTCTTTTACCCATTGCGCTTATGGTCACGCTTGATTTTTGCGCTGTTGACTGCGCTGATAAAACTTGAATAGTTTCAACGGGTGTTTGTCCAGCATTTGGAGTAAACGCGCCTCCTGTGTCTATTGTAACCTGCCCAATGTAAGCACTGGCAGTTGATTGAAAATTGTTTTTGAATATCGGCACAACAGCATCAAAAGTGCCCGAAGGTGTGCCCTGTATATCTCTATAAGCTTCAAAAGTAATACCGCTTTGATGTGTTTCAAGATTCTGAGCGACAAGCTCAAAATCAACCGGGCTGATCACTCTTAAAAAAACTGTGTTGCCGTTGCTTACTTCTACCGGATAACTTATCCTGAATTGTTGACCGAGTGCATACGCTGGATCAGCATTTTCAACCTTTATTCTTCGCTTATCAATAAAATCATTTGTAACAATGTCATTAGGTATGCCATGTATTGAGTATCTAGCGCGAGTTGTCATTATACCCCACCATCATCATCTGGTTTAAATCGTGTTTCGTATAGATAAGAAGCCTGAGCTTTACTTATCTGAACTTCGTCTGCTGTTGGCGGTGGCTCTGGTGCAAGCAATCCATCAACCATAGCGTCAAGCTCTGCTGCTGT